TATATTTATATAAAAAAGAATGTTACAATGTTACAAATATATAATAAAACTATTAATACCAATGCCTTTTTTGTGTAACTTTCTATGTAACTTTCTGTGTAACTATGAAAAAGAATGTTACATTCAAAATTTTGAGAAAGTTACATCTTAAAGAAAGTTACACTCTAAAAACTACAAAAATTTAAGATTCTATTTTTCTTTTAAAACCTCTTTGGACACCATATTTTCCAAACCTTGCAGCTTGTTTTATCTTTTCCCATTTATAAAGGCTGGATAGAATTTTATTAAGCTCAATACTATCACTTTTTTTCATGCTTCTAATGTCCATTTTTAAGGCTTCCTCCCATATTTCAGCGACGCAAACCCTGTCTCTTAAAATAAGATCAGTTTCTTTATACCGTTCTTTGCTAGTTTCATATTTATCTAAATAAGTTCTTTTCCCAAATAAGTCCATAGTATTCCAGTTTTTAGGTATTTTCTTATCTAAGTAATCTAATATAATACCCTTATAAACATTATCTTCTGAATGCGAATCTTGTTCTTCTTTTGCAATCTTTTCTGCTTCTTTTGATAAAACCAAACTATAAAATTTATTCTTTGCAAGTTCACAAGCCTCGGCCCATATCTGTTCTAATTCATCTTTTAAATCATTAAATATAGATTTTTTGGGTTTATATATAAAACAATCTATTGGCCAGAATCTTCTATTTCCGGTTTCATCTCTTAAAAAGTTAGTATCATTTGCAGTTCCAAAGAAGGCACATCTTCTTGGATATTTTTGGGCTCTACGCCCATAAGAAGCCCGAAAGATGTCATCTGTTCTACTTAAAAAGTTTTTTACCAGGTTCAACTCTGACTTTCTTAATGAACTAAGCTCCCCCATTTCAAGTATCCAACTACCTTGTATTAACTCACAAGCATCTTTACCTTCAACATTTACTAAACTATCATTGTACCAGTCCATACCTAATATTTTTAAAAATGTACTCTTACCTACTCCTTGTGGCCCGATTAAAATAGGCATATTATCCCATTTAATTCCTCCATAAATAGCCCTTCTCACTGCTGCAACTAATGACTTTTCAGATATTTCTCTTGTATAAATGTTATCTTCACAACCTAAGTAATCTATGAATAGAGTTTCTATTCTCTTTTCTCCGTCCCATTGAGTTGATTGGAGTCTCGTTGCTACCTTATTTTCAGCGTTTTCTTCTGCAATTAGACTAACTCCATCCATAATCTTATTTGTAGAGGTGATTCCATAAAAACTTTCTAAATACCATCTAAGTCCTGCATCATCTGTATCATTCCAAATTCTGTCAGGAGTTTCAAATTTCTTGTCCCAAGGTACTCCATCTCTTACTAATATCCTAGAAGAAAAGATGTCCTTAAAAATTTTAAACTTTAATTCTTTATCATTTCTTAGAATTAAAATTATGTTGGCCAGAGTGCTAAGTGCTTTCATACCATCTGTACTGTACTGGATATTATCTTTCCAGTTGTCATCATCTTCAACTATTTCACCTTCCAGAACTTCTGTATTCTCATCATTGATGATTGAAAATTCTGCAATAGCTTTTTGTTGTCTTTCTTTTAATAAATCTTTTCTAACATCTGTCTTTGCCATTACCCATTCTTTCATAGCAAGCCAAGAAGGTAGTTTGGCCACAGGAGTATTAACTTCTGCTTGTATATCTAAATGTCCAAATTTATGCAATCTTACTAAGTCAAAAGCATTCACTAATTTTTGACTACAAGGGTCAGTAGCATGGTGAGAATATAAGAAAAGTCCATCTTGATACACAATAGCTCCAGCAGTAGTACTTCCACCTATAAAAGTTAATCTGTCAGCTACATCGCAAGGTTCATATACTCCTGGTAAAAATTCATCTATGGCTTGATAGATGTTAAACCTTCTGCAAAATGCTCCTACCATTCCCTCTTTCTCTAAGGGGTTTTCTTGCTTTTTTAACATATTTTGATGGAGTTTTTGTGCATCAGGAACTTCTGGCCAGCTTGTTACATCTTTCCAGTCTACATACATATTAAGTATGGCCGTACCATCTAACATAGGTTTATCGGCATAAGTAAAGACATAATCACTGTCAATAGAATGGCTAGGCCAGTACATTAATCTAACTGCTTGAAAGGTAGTAGGGTCACAATATCGTAACCCTATAAACTCTGCTACCTTTCTTGCAATAGGTTCATATTCTTCTGCTGTAACATCTTCGGCTAATGGAAATATAACTCTTATTCTAGGCTTAGTAGTTTGGTGCTTACGAGTGCTATATACTACATATGCACAACCTAAACTATTAAGAGTTTTAATAATCTTAGTATCATCCTTATAAGCTAAGTTGTCTAAGTCAAGAGTTATTAAACTTCTACTTTCAACTGCTTCGCTTCTTCTTAGATTCCCTTTTAACTTTCCTCCAACAAAGCCTCCGACATCTTTAATATCATCTTGCTTAGACTTAGAATAAGATAAGAACTCATCTAATGTTTCAGCTGTTACTTTTGGCTTTCCTAATCTATCCACAAATTCAGACCAGGTAATTTCAGTCGTTACCCATTGCTTGGATAATCTGTTATTTGCTTCTGATATTATTAATTTTCTTGAGTTCTCCATCTGTTATCTCCTTTTATTCTTCAAGCAATTTATCTATTAAAGCTAATGCTGTCTTATAGTTATTATCATAGAACTGATTAAAAACTTCATTTAAGATTAAAGCTTTCTTTGCTTTCATATCTTGTGTTATTCCACCTATGATATTAAGCCAATCTGTGCCACATTCTTCTGATATTACTTCTTTACTATTAAAAGCTAATTCTGCTACTGATCCTTGTTCTTCTACTAACCAATTTAAGTATTTTCTAGCTTTTTCATAATCCTCTTTACCATTTTTTTTCTCTGCCCTAATTAAGTATTTGATAACATTTCCCTCTAAAAAGAAAGAAGTGCCTAAACCGAGTCTAGCTCTAATAATATCTATACTTTCAAAATTACAACCTGGTATTTTATAATGGCTTGGACTATTTACATTATCCACTTTCTTTTCCAAAGCTCCCATTAACTTATCTACCTTTTTTTCTGTATTTTCTTCTCCAATAATATCTATTACTTTTTTTAGCATTGTAGGAGTTTCTATATCTACACTTCCATTTTCTACAAGGGATAAAAATGACTGAGTTGCACCTATCTTTTGAGCAAAATCCTTTTGTGTTATTTTGTTCTTTTCTCTATATTCCTTAATTCTTTTTCCTATTTCCATAATTTTCCTCCTTTAAATTTCCTTGAATTTCTTTAAATATAAATTATATTTTCCATTTCTTTTAATGGATCTCATTTTTTCCATACATACGCCAGGAGTTCTTCCCAGCATTAAGGCTATATCTTCCCATTTCATTGTTTGTCTATAACCTACTAAATCTATTTCATCTTCTTTGCTCCATTTAGTTTTGTGATTAGGAAATAGTTCTGGGTTATACATTAATCTCTTAGAATTTTTATATCTTTTAAATCCACTAGAATCTACATAAAAATCTGCCATAATTTCCTCCTAATCTTTCATATAATAACTACCAGTAAACCCAGCAGCATTTAATATTAATCCTTTAGCCCAACTTATTTCCTCAGTCATAGTTTGTATAACTTCTTCTAATTTAACTGTTGTTGGAACATCAAGTATTACCTCATCATGAACATGGAATACTATTGGCCACCCTTTTGCTTTTATTCTTAAAAGTGTTTCAGTTAAGCAATCTCTCGCTAGGGCCTGTACAATATTTTCTGTTAATTTTCCTCCATAAGTTGGGATAACTTCCCACTTCTTAGTTGTTTGGTTAATACCCATATAATGCATCTGCATTTGTCCAAACTGATTTTCTTTTAAAAATGGCTTTGGGTAAAAAAGTTTTCTCCCGCTGGGTAAAGTTATTGTGAAAAAATCTTGACCATAAATAAAGTCATACTCTCTTGCTAACTTCACACACTTAACCATTTGAGGTTCCCCAGTTTCTAATACTTCAACTGCTGCATTCTCTAATGCATACCACAGTTCCACAATTCTTTTAGATGATTTTCTCCATCTAGTAACTATGTCTTTCATTTCTTCATCAGTCAGCCCCATATCTGCTGCACCCATAGCAGTTAAAGCTCCAACACTACCTTGGTATCCTAGTGCTAGCTCTGCAACTTTACCTTTAGCTCTAAGATGATAATTTTCTTCTCCTTTTGCTATGGTATTGATAGGTACTCCAAACATTTGAGAGGCTGAGGCTTCATAAATTTTTCCATGGGTTTTGAATACTTCCATTCTCCACTCTTCTCCAGCAAGCCATGCTATTACTCTTGCCTCTATTGCCGAGAAATCTGACACAACAAAGTGATTACCTTCAGAAGGGATAAATGCAGTTCTGATAAGCTGTGATAAAGTGTCAGGTATATTTCCATAAATTAGCTCTAATAGTTCTCCATCGCCTTTTTTTATGATATCCCTAGCAACATCTAAAGTTTCTATATAGTTACGAGGTAGGTTCTGCACTTGAACTAATCTTCCCGCATATCTTCCAGTCCTATTAGCTCCATAGAATTGTAGTAGACCTCTCACTCTCCCATCTTTGCACATAGCTTCGTCCATAGCTTTATACTTCTTAACAGATGTCTTAGATAGTTCTTGCCTTATCTCCAAAACTCTTCTAGCTTTTCCTTCTTCCAAAGTGTTTACCAATTTTTCAACAGTACCTTTTTGTAGGTTCTCAACTTCTTCTCCAGCTTCTTCCAGCCAATTAAGAAGTTGGCTGGTAGAATTAGGGTTGTCTAGTTTAGTTATATCTCTTGCTTCTTTTAGTAAATTAGCCCTTGATAATGCATCTATATATAAAGCACCATTTACTAACTCACTATCAACTCTAACTCCGTATGCATTCATAAAGGTATCTAGTTGCCAAAGTTTCCACTCTCTGTCAGGAACAGGAAATGCACTTAATCTTCTACCTATCTCCATTTCTGTAACTACATCTTGTACGCAGTATTCTTTAAAAAGTTCCCACTTTTCTGGTGCATGTTGAGGTAAGTTTCTAGTTCTGTTTCCATTACTCTTGGTAGCTTTACAAGGTATACAGAAATATCTAATTAAAGCACTTCCTGTTGTTAATTTTTTCTTATCTTGTGGTAAACCCATAGCATTACCTATTGCAGCAAGACCTGCTGTATACCCACAATAAAGACCATGTACCATAGTGCATTGCCATTGTTCTAATGGAGTTTCTATTCCTGCCGTATTTAAACACCACCACTCAAAGACAGCATTGTATGCATACTTAATGCAATTTTTATCTTTTAAGAGTTCTAATACTTCTCCTGGAATAGATTCACCTTGTGCAAGGTCTACTATTTTTACATCTTGTCCATCAACTGAGTATGCGAATAGAAGTATCTGAAAATCATCACTCATTGCGTATTTGTATGAGCCAGACTTTGTTATATCAACAGAGCTAAATGTTTCTATATCTATATTTAAGGTTCTCATAATCGCTCCTTTTTGAAAGTGAAAGGCAGTTTTCACTGCCCCTCTATTAATTTTTTTAACTATAAATTTTATAGTATTGGCTCACCAGTTACTGGATCTATTTCCACTTCTCCAAATTCTTTTTCTGCTTTAATTCCTGCTGCTGATAAAGGTTCTCCATCCATTAGCTTTTGCACATTACCTAATCCACAACCTATTCCTTTTTTTCCACTTACTGCATAAGGGAAAAAGTTTACTGATACTCTCGCATAAATTCCTGAATAAATTTCAGATTGATTTAAAATTGGTTGGGCTTTTATATCTACTATTCCTGGTTGATAATCTATTTTTGCACTTGCTGTAAATACCCAATGCCCTTTACATTCTGGTCCAAATTCTTCTCCATCAGATGGTCTTGTTCCATCACCATCGTAAATAGGGATAGTTGGTTTTGGGGGTTTTACTCCATTCCATACACTATTAATTCCTTTTTCTATTGCTGCATTTATTGCAGCATCTAATTTTGCCTTTGTTTGTACATCAGTTTTTGGAACTAGAATTGTACAACTGTACTTTTCTTCTTGTCCTTTTTCTGCTGCATAAGGTTTAAATAAATGCACATAACTTAATCTTACTTTCCCTGTCATTACTCTTGTTTCGTTAGCCATTAAAATCACTTCTCCTTTATAAACTATTAATATCTTCTACTACACTAAATTCATCTTCTGCCTTTATCCTGTTTGTTATAGCTTCTCTTTTATCAGAAATTTCTACAAGAGTTGGCTTACCTACATTCATAACTATTAAATCTCCAACTAAATTATTAAATTCTTTTTTACCTACTGTCTTTTCTATTTGTGCCAAGGTTAAGTATTTTCTTTCAAATAGTAACTCCTCAGCTATTCCATTATCAACCAGTACCTTTATAGCCTCATCAGTATTTTTAAAACTTCTACTGCCTCTACCATTAACTGCCTTCCAGCCAGGTACTTCATTCCCTTTTAAACTTTCAGATAATGCATAATCTTTTAAATCGTCAGCCCATTTAGCTAAGTCTTTTGCCTTTTCTAATATCTGTCCTATTTCTTCTAAGGTTAATTGGTCAGCTGCTTTAAACTCATATTTTGCAAGTTCAAGGTTTGCATTAGCTCTTTCTCTACAAACAGCTTTTGCTTTGCAAAACTTACAATGTTCCCCACAGTTAAAATCTCCTTCGCCTTTTAAAGCCATAGCAGCCTTTTCTTGTGCTATCTTAGCAAACTCTAATAAGTAATCCAATCTACATTCCCAAGTGTCTATATTGTTAAGTCTCGGCTGTACAATTGACATTTTAATATACTCTATCGGGAATATCATTTCATAAGCTAGATATGCTCCTAAGGCATATAAAAGTAATTGAGCATTATTTTCTACACTTACTGGTACTCCTTTTCCATATTTAAAATCTATGATATGTAAGGTATCATTAGCTATTAAAATACAGTCAGCAGTACCAAACCCGTCAGGAACATATTGTGAAAAATCCACTTTCTGTTCCACAGCTATATGAGGAGTAGTTGAGTAAGAGTACATTTGTTCCTGGATAAACTCCACATACTCATCTGTATAACCTTGCATTTCTTCCTGATAAAGTTCTTTCTCTTTAAGTTTCTTCATAGCTGCTGTAAATTTCCTAGAAGTTAATCCAGGATCTATTAATTTTCTTACCTTCAATTCTGCTATTTCATGTGCCAAACTACCTTCTTTTGCATATTCACTTTCTACATCTTCAAATTGTTCACAGAGTTTGACAGAAGGTGGACAAGCTATCCACCTTGCAGCACTAGAAGGTCCTAATAGTGCATGTGCCATTAAACATCAGCTCCTAAGTTTTTAAGTTCTTGAATAAAAGCTCCATATTTTTCTTTTGGTAAAAATGTAATAGCTTTAACTTCAAAACTAGCTAATAGATTTACCAATGCTGTTCTATTATTATTTATATCCTTATTTACCCAAGCAGCTGCTATTTTTTGTAAATCTTGAGCAGTATACTCAGCAGTTTTAGTTGGTAGAGGTGTTGGAACTTCTGCTGGTGTTACCTCTTGTTTAGTTGGTGCTGTTGGTAACTTTTGAGTAGGTGCTTCTTCTATCTTTTTAACAGTTTCTTTCTTCTTTTCTACCTTAGCAGTAGATTTTTCTTCTGCTTTCGCTTCTGTTTCTAAACTTGATTTTATAGCTGTTGTTAATTCCTCAGTAGTTACTCCGGTAGAGTTCACTTCTATAAATTCCCTTATTTCCTTTTTAACTTCTTCAACACTTCCTGTAAATTCTACTTTTACCATTTATTTATCCTCCTATTTGCATTTTTTATTAATTTGTGATATCTTATTTTTAAAGTATGTACATTTGTCTGTTGATGATGTGGTAGTCGCAACAGACTTTTTATTTTTTACCTGTATACTGAACACCTCCTTTATATTGTATAATTCCATAATTCTCTAATATTCATAGTTAATGGCTCTCCTGTATTTATATTCTCTAAAACAGCAATATCACCATCTTCTAGCACCAATTCGTAGTAATTATCATCAATTAAAAACATTTTTATCACCTACAATTTATCCACAAGTCTTATAATAAGTTCCCCAACTCTAATCTTTTCATTGATTACCTTAATTTCTCTAAAATCATCCATATAAACTTCTAACATTTCTTTTATAATTTCTTGCTTATAGCAAGATTTATTAACAGGCATCTCTTTTAAAACCTTGTATTCAGAACCTACTTTTTCTATATAGCCTTTATCCTTTAATCTATTTATATAAACTCTAACTACTCCATCTCCGATTTTTAAATCATCAGAAATTTCTTTATTTGTTGCATAAGAATTACCTCTTATATATTCCAACACTTCTTCTATTTTAGTCATTTCTATCAGCTCCTTTAATCTCTTAATGATACAGGCATAATCATATAAGATAGATTATCTTTACTAAACTGAATAGCATTTTTATTATTCTTAGCTAGTGCAATTTCAAATTTCTCATCTTTTATATATTTAAGCCACAAATCTGTATATTTAATACTTAGAGTAGTTTTTAGCTTAGCTTTTTTATTATCTAACTCTAAAACATCTAACAACAGTACAGAATTCCCATTAGGATATGCTTCTACTATCAGCTTTCCATCTTCAAAACTGAAATATCTTTTTTCATCTGTGCTATCTATTAGCTTTAACATTTTCCAGACTGTATCATCAGTAATCTTGTTTACCGCTCTTGCTTTTGAACGACCTCCTCCATATTCATACATCTCAATAAGAGCCTTAATATTAGGAATATCATTATGAATGGGTTCATACTCTGTCACTTCGCTGCCCACTTGAATGGCTAATTTTCCATTATTTAACACTGCCATAGAATAGGCTTTTTTAAGTTCTTCTAATGCAGGCATTGGATACATTGCGATATCTGCTCCTGTTAATTCTTCTCTTGTATCTTTTATTGCTGCTAATCTATAACTGTCAGTAAAACCAGCATATTTTCCAGCAACTATTAAACCTTTAAGAACTTTTGCATCTTTAGCAATGCTAGAAAAGTGCATTAAACTTTTTATTTCTTTTTCTTGTAGTACCAATACTTGCTTTCCAGCATTTTGAGAATTGTATTCTTTTATATCCATAACTATCTTTCCCTTCTTTTCTTTCTATCTTTTTCCAAATCTTCTAAAATAGTAGTCCAAATTTTATTATCACAACTTTTGAAATTTCTTAAACATACAAAGTCATATTTTCTATGTATTTCTATTGTTTT